TTTTGTATCGCGGAGGGGGGTCTGGAAAATACCCCCCCACGATATCGTCCATTGTCACACGGTCTTTGATTATTTTTGCGGAATCCGCATAGTCAATTATTGGCTTCATGCTTTGATTTGAGAATTGCGCCTACAACGCCCAAGACAATTGCTGCCCACAGAGGGGCGAACACCCACCACCACGACCATGCTATAACACCGCATAACTTCAGTACCAGGAACGCGAGAAAAACCCATTCAGCTAACTTCATATGAGCATCCGACACCTCCGTGTAATCTGTGTTTAGTGCCATATTTGCACTTTCGGCAAATGTAAACTGACACTTTGCATCCAGCGCCATATCTCCGTTGGACAATTTCGTTTGGGCATTCGCGCATACAGCAATCAGCAAAGTATAGTTTGCTGACGGCACAGAACTCCATGCGGTGATATGGTCTGAATTGCTTTTGTTTGTCACCCATCCCCATAGGGTACATCCACCAACTCTGGATGAGTGACGGTCATTTCTATCGCCCACAGCAGATTCCATGCGGCTGCGATTAAATGCGGCTCGTCCGTTTGTCCTGTGATGAATTTAGCAGTATGACGCATGGCACTGTCGATAAGACTATGTACCGGGATGCCCTTGTCCACATTATGCTCACCGTATTTGACCGCACCATTCTCACAGTGCTTGGACACTTCTATAATGGCGTTCCACGGCAGGAGATCCATGCGCCCCTTGCCCGTGTGCATATCCCGCACTGCGCCAGTTTCAAACTCTGTGCGTTCACCACTATCAAGAATCATTCATCATCACCGCCCATCAGAATCTTGCAAATCCAAAATCCCGTTTCAGATTTGCGGCAAAATCGCCATTCAATCCCGTGATGCTCCGCAAATGTCTTCATCATGATTTCCAGACGCTGAGAATCAATTGGTGCTTTGGGCGGCAACTTAGTTCCCATAAACCGTCCATGCTCATGCCCAATCTTTATCATCATGTATCTGGAATATCTCGGATTCTTCCACTTGTGAACATCGTCTATACTCTGTACAGAGTCCTCCTCCACCAGAACAACCAAGCGGATCCCAAGCTGTTGCGCGAGGTCGCATTCCCGTCTGAATCGGTCATGCTCCTGCACCATGTTTCCATACACTTCCTGCATGCCGTACTTTGTATCGATGCACACGCTCTGGTCCGTGGGGAGAGAGTAATCCCCACAGACCAGCTTGGACCTCACAATCCGTATGCCGTTCTGCTCACAGAAGCTGAAAATGTTTCTGTGCTTACCCGGTTGATTCCTGGTGTCTTCAATAATTATCTGGGGATAATCCATAGGCATTAAAGATCAAAAGGCAGATCGTCCGTGGGGGCCGGGGTGAACGCCGGGGGTTCCTCCGTAACGACAAGCATCTTCTTCTCCGGGATCTTGAACTTGCCGTTGAGGATGTCGTTGGCGGGGAGCGTCCGGGCCACGTTCAGCCGCGTACCGATGGAGCCGTCCATCTTGCGGTACTCCTCCTCGCCCAGCACCACGCCGAAGTGCTTATTGAGTAGTTTCTTCTCGTCCCAATCCCACACGAAACCGGGATTGTTCTGCTCAACGCACTTGATGAATCCCTTGAAAAATCCTGCGGCCTTATCCTTATAGCTGCGGATGAATCTCAGAGGCGTGAAGCCGTTGCGCTCCAGACACTTCACGCCATAGTCTGCGAACTCGCCGCCAAGGATATCAAACTCAAACTTGAGATACTCCTTTTCCGGGACATCTTCGACCTTGGTAATGTAGGCCACATAGCCGCCGGCGGGAAGTGGCTTGTACTCAGAGTTGCCGGTTTCCTGGATCTCCTCAAAATTCTCAATCTTTCTCATCGTTATCCTCACTTTCAATTACAGGAACCAGTGGGCATGAGCCGCCCACGAATTTACTGGGATACTGACAAACTTCACCGTTCAGACCGCATGTCTTATAGTTACGGCGGAAGTAGTAGCATTGATCACAGCACACATCTTCATTACCCTTCCAATCGATAGGGAACAAAACTGTGACCACTGCTTCTGCATGGACATAGCCCTTTATGCCGGAGGAGAAATCAGCCATCATTCAACCCCCAATACTCACGGATTGTCTGATCGACCATCTTGAGGTCGTTGCTGATGCGCTTGTCTTTGAACATATCCATAGGCGATTTCGCGGGGCTGTATCCATCGCTCTGCGTGTCGAACCACCACTCGTTGCCGTCCGTACCGGCGAGGAGGCACACGCTGAACATTCCCTCCAGACCGCCCAAGTTCTGGTCCAGCATCCGTCCGATGGTCTTGGCCTTGATTCTGCCGCCGTCCTCTACCTCGATGTGCCGCAGGAAATACACCGTCACATCAGCCGGCAGTTTCTGAATTACAAACTGGATCAGATTGTATTCGTTCAGGGCCATGTCTACAAACTTCCCATAACCCGTCTCTTTTGCTCTGGCAAAGTTTGCAAACACACTGAGATACTGACTATCGTCTACAACCAGAATCTTCTTCTTGCTCTGGCTCATAGCTTGCATGATCTTGCCATAGTCGGAGCAATTATATGTGGGTAGCTTGGTTCGGAACGGCAGCGGTTTGCTGGCCACGTTGAATACGGTAACCTCTTCGGCGGTGAAGTTCCGCATGGACGCAGACTTGCCGCTCCCGGACGCACCCAGAATCAGAATCGGAACGCCCACTCGTCACGCCTCCCCTCTCGCATACTCGATGAGTTTCTGCGCCATGTCCAACACGCCCTCGACATACTCTTCCATACCTTTGAGTCCACCGTCATCGTAGACCCTGTACAGGAGCGCATGCTCGATTCTGGCAATGTCGAATTCAGTAATCCATCTTTCCATCAAATCCTCCACTTCTCGGCTAATTCTTTGACTTGCTTCTCATACTCTTCCGGGGAAACGCTGTGAATCATTGCCTTATCGCGCATGTAGAACGCGAGGCGCTCACCGTAACTCATCTCGTCAATAGTTTGCATACCGCTCCTCCCACGGAATGAAATGTTCATCACCGGCGATTTGACGCAGCTTTCTGTCCAATACCGCTCTGCTGTATTCCTGGTCCTTAGAGTCGGAGTTGAATATGACGGCGTACTCATCGTGAAGTGTTGCCAGTTTGTCGCAAAGCCTGGACAGCCGTTCAAAACCGAATCCTTCAGTTTCGTTGAGGGCTATGCACATAAGGTCATACATCAGCTGACGCATGAATCTGTGGCCGTCTCGGAGTCCTCGCCTATACGCCGCCTCTTCTCTTGCCAATAGGCCGCTTCTCTTCACCGTTCAACCTCCATTCCTCAAAGATCTTGATAAGCGGCGTTACATTTCTTGTACCGCTGAAATCCTGCATGATGGTTATCATATCCGGGTTATCCCAACAGATTAGATAGACATCGTACAGTTCAAACATGGAGATCTCTTGATACCCCATGCGAGGCTTTTTCATTCCCGTCATTTGCAAGCACCGCAGCTTTCGAACTCATGGCATACGCAACCGTGATAATCACACATGGGGGCCAAGAATGGTTCAAACTCTGGGTTACTGCTGGTAACAAGGGAACACATCTGCATAACAATCGACCGCGTTTCTGGAGATGCCTTGTAGCACAACCGCTTGTTAGCGATGGTCATTAGGGCCTCGGCGTTCATACTCCACATCATATCGACCGGCGCGTCCTGTGGTGCTTTCGTGCGGTCGTACTCGCTCTGGCGGTCGTTGCGCTGCGAACGTACATACGGCTGGCATCCGACATGATGCCGTACTAGATGCACAGACACCCAATACGGAATGTTTGTCAGCAGGAACACAAATCTCAATTCTCGGATCGGAGAGTGCCGCGCCTCAAGCATTTTCCGTTTCCACTCGTCTGTCGGTGGCGTTTTTGCCTCTTTGCCGATGGTAACCAGGGTACACTGTTTGACGAGCATCCAGTCCTCGTCAGTGGGGTGCTTAATCAATCGGACCGTATCAATCACTCCTCTTTAACAGAATCAAAAGGATAACGACATACAAGAATGCTCCCAGAACGAGCCAAATCATTTTCTGTCATCTCCAGATGCGACCATCAAGGCCATGATGATTACGCCGAAGATAGAACCCACGGCAAAGGTGAGAAAGTGCCATAGATAATTCATGCTTCGCCTCCGTCCATCTTGGCTCCGCAGTTGGGGCAGTACTTGTATCGGCTTACATTCACGGGGGTTATTGCGTTGCAAGCGGTACAAACATGGACATATATTCCGTATCCTGTTTCCCAGTTTTCTTCAAGCTTCCACCGCCCATGCCGTACAGGAGCAACATCAGTGGCAGGAATGTCATCAATCGGATGCTCACATTCCTCGCAGTTGCTTGTTCCCTCCCATTCGCACATGGAGCAGAGTTTTTCTCTTGCTTGGTCTTTTGTTATGTATTCAAGCGTTTTTCCCATCGTATCTTCCTTTCGTTTGGGTACTTGCGTTCAACTCCAAAAAGAGTTTCTTGGTACTCTTCCCGTGGGCGGGACGGGACATTCCAAGATCCCCCCCCCCCCGCCTCACCGCAGTTTGTCCACCCGGAAGCTGTAAGTGATGTACCCGGTTCAGATTGGAGCGTGTAGGTTATGATTCTTTGGTATCCCATCTCTTTCGCCACTCTTGCACACGCTCCATAGAGTTTTGAGCAGGCGTTGTAAGTGCCGTCCGTGCAAACCCGTCTGACTTCAATCGTTAAACCGTCATCAAGTTTTCTTGCAATCGGTTGCCCCGCTATTGCTACTCCGCACAAACGGTCATCGTCATAACACGCTAAAGACCACTTATGCCCGTTGGTTGGCATATTGTGACGATGGTGCTGTGCAACATAGGCATTTGCCTCTCGGAGTATAATCGGTCTAATAATCAACGCCATCGGCAATCATCACACGAACCAAGGTGTTTCGTCTTGTACTCCCCGCACCGTAGGCACAATTCGTTTCTACAATCTCGGAAGTCAACGCCAGATACTACATCAGCGGCGGGAACACGGTAAAGCGCTTCGAGCAGTGCGCCGTGCTGAAACTCCGTTGTATGGTGATAATAGTCTGTCAGCACTTTATATGCCGCTTCTCTTTCGATGTATTCAGCCATTCTCAGCCTCACTTTCCAACCATCTCTTCCAACACTCCACACACTCCGGGAGCGGATAGCACATGTTCCGTCCGCACGTCTGATCTGGAGGGCAGGGAGCAGAGCAGAGAGCGGCAAGAGCATCGTCCGTCATGCTTCTGATGCGGTCGGCGTTGGTCTTTTGCCCAGTAATCAAAACCGGGTTTGTCGCACTAACGGTGTAGGTTCTCACGGGCGGCGGCGATTCTGCAAACGGATAATTTGAACACGTTCTGCAAGCGGCTGTCCCGGCTAAACTGCAACAACAACTGCTCATCCCTCTCCCTCCTCATCTGCCGGGATGACAACAGGCGCGGCATCCAGTTTTTCCGCCAGCCAATGCACC